TTATAGAACACTCTATCAAATTCACCGGGGACTTTTAATACTGCCTCAGATGGTATCTCAGTAGACATCACGCCCTCATAAACTCCTACAGGACCAAGTCCCGGTTTATATGTAAACTCATATATATTCAATCCGGCAGGAGATTGCCTGAGGAGTTTAATATTCTCTTTCATTCCGGGATCAGATCCACCTAGCAATGGTAGTATCTGCGGTGCAAGCGATAATATCGCCGGTAAGTTCTGTCCAATCATTTGTCCAAAATCTTGGGCACCACTCCCACTCCCATCACCGCCAGCAGCTATTGCTGCTCCCTGTCTTTCTGGCGAGAAATTGCCACCGTTTATTAAAGCAAACAATGATTGCACAATATCTGGGTTTGTCGTTATTAATTCCGTAAGCCAGTCGGCATTTACGTGCTCAAAAGTCAAGCCATCTCCCGTAGTGTCAACATCCCCCTTTAAGTTCCACCCTCCTTGCATTCGCTTGAACTCTTCCCGCTCAGCTAAGAAGGGAAGTTCTTCTATGCTCACCGACCATCGTCTTCCTTGGCTCTCCCATTCATAAACCCCTGTAGAAGCCAGAGCCCGTGCTGCGTCAGAGGATACTCCATAAAGCGCTTTCACAAGCTTGCCGTTTGCGTCAACAAACGTTCCGGGGCCCGCCTCCTCTCCAAAAAAAGCGTGGTGTCGAGCGTCAAACTCTTCTTGTCCCAACTCATCCACTGTGCCCACTATATTTGTCAGTTCACCTTCTACGCTCCGCTTAAGGTAATCTGCCCTTTCTTCCCACGGCACCCGTTCACCTTCTTGCCTTGGCGGTATCGTTAACAATTTCTTGTGTTGATCCCCAAATTCATCTATGTAAGTCACCTCAACGTCCACCTCCATCCCCTTCATAAGATCCTGAGACATCGCAAGCATTCCTACATATCTTTGCTGGCCGGGGATTTCGATAGTAGGATATCCTGCGTATTCCTCACCTGCCGCAGCCTGAAACCAATCTCGATAAAGGCGTGGTTTTACAAATTTAGACCTTCTAGGCAACTCCCACTTTTCTCCAGTTGCTGGATCTCGCATATCCAAAGTGCCGTCTTCTATTCCACTATAATAACGCTCGAACATACCATTCATTATGTCTTTATGAGCGCTCCATTCCTTGCCTAAGTCCTCGATCAACTCCTCAAGTTGAGTTTTATCCTTGCCAAAGGCAAAGTCAAAAACCGCATCAACAGCCTTTTGAGTGGCCCAACCGGGGCCTGCCGAAACTTTTAAAAATTCCCGCGCTCTCTCTTTATTGCCATCTGCTGATGCTTCTATAAACCCCCCTATATCCATGCCCGGCAAAAATCCGAACAACTGGATCTGTTCGTCGGTATAATCAAGGCCCGCATTCCAGTCACGCATTGCCTTATCTCTGAATTTCTGACCGGGATTCTTTTTAGACCATGGGATGGCGCCGCGTACAGTACCCCTATCACCTTTAGTTCCCCAAACGGGACGACCTAAGCCCAGATCCTCAGGAAACTCGAATTCGACCGTTGCTGGATCACTGTAAGAATATGACCCTCGGAATGACTCATACATATCCACAACCAATTTGTTCCAATCTGTATCATTTAACTTGCCATAAGCATTTTCTATCATTTCCCGAGTTTCCATTACTTCAGGCAAGTCTTTTAATTCATAGGCAACCTCTGCTCCGCTCATCGCCGGATCTATGGCAATCTGTTGAAACAGGCCCACAAAAGATCGCTGCGCTTGAGGCAGGGCCTCAGACATAATTCCAATTTGTCCAGTTTCCTGAGCCTTACCTTCGGTTATCCCCGTCCAAGTAGACTCTACTTTTTGCTCATGCAAATCAGCCTGATGCTTGGCTTGTTCCCATTGCTCATCTTCAAAATTGTTTGCTCGAGCTATTTCTGATTGTTGATATCCAAAAGCTTGGTCAAAAGCATCTTCTGCCCTTAAAAAAGCACCGAAGTCATCGCCAAATTTCAGTCGCAACCAATCGTCAATTTGACTTTCTTCCTTGCCCCTAAGACGCATATTATTTCGATTGTGTATAGCCATACGGAAAGTGTTATTGTCCAATCCAAATTCATCAGCCACATTCAACGTCAAGCGATTCCACTGCCTATCCGACTCTCTAACAGCGGCTTGAAACTGATCCCTATTTAAACCATTCTCTTCGGCTATCGCACCATACTTAGCAAACCGCTCCATATTCTGAGACATTATATTAGAAGCCATACCTCGCGCTTCTAATGTGGGCATCCCCTCTTCAATCTCCAGCAAATTGCCATTTAATAAAGTTATAAGCTCCTCATCTGTTGCCTCTCTGCCCATCATAGCTAGAAAGCCACCGCGAAATGCCTCAGCTTCGTCTGTATCTAATAAAACAGTTGGATCATGTTCAGCAGCTTGCAACACTTCAGCCCTCGGTATCTTAAGTCCCAAGTCATCAAAGCTAATTGTACCCTTCCCCGTTCCCGTTCGTCCCGTAATGCCAGCCCATGAAGTTCCTATAGCCAATGAAAGCTCACGAGTGGAATTCACAATTTGATTATCAATTTGACGGATCAAAGCCTGTTGCTGTGCTTGGTCTAAGCCGAATTGATCACCCCATTCTTTTACCCTTTCCTTCAATTGCTCATTAAACTGTCGTGCAGTTTCAAAAAACTTATCTTCGTCAAGGCCAAATGAATCATCCCACTCCTCTTTTCTTTGGGCAAATTCCGCATAATACTTCTGATTCTCTTTTAAATAAATCATTTTCTGTTCATGAAATTCTTCGCGCTTTAGGACCATCTCTGCGTAATGCATGTCCTTATCTGCAGTTACAGTGCTATTTTTATATTTTATGTCAGCATTTGCCATCTCTGTTTCAGCCTTTAAATTTTCTCGATCAAATGTCAATTGATTTGCTTGCAAGTCTGTTTCATTTGTCCTGTTAAGCGAATTTAGATTTTGTTCGTGCACCCTTTGAGCGTCTTGCATAGCTTGGTCATGAGTCGTTTGAGCTGTTTGCATAGCTGTTTCATGCAATCTTTGAGCCGCGGCTAACTGTTCTTCAGTAAGAATCCCTTGATCGAATTGCCTTTGCGCTTCTTCAAATTGCCTACCGGCCTCACTTACGCTTTGATCAAAGTCTCTTTGGTTGACACTTTTTGATTGATCAAAGTCCCTTTGACTGACAGCTTTCGCTTCTTCAAATTGCCTATTGGCTTCTCTCACGCCCTCGTCAAAGTCTCTTTGGTTGATCTCCATTTGCTCATCAAACTGATCTTGCGCTTCTTCAAACTGACGATCACGCAAAGCCAAATCAGACGTAAATTGATTCTGTGCTTGTTCTAATTCTTCTCGCGAAAGCTCTAATTGTGCTTGAAATTCAACTTGGCGATTCTGGAAATCAGTGGCCCATTTATAGTTTTCTTGAATTAATTCTTGTCGCCTAAAGGCCAATTCTGCTGCCTGTAATTCATGGCTGGATATCAACCCTGCTTCGAATTGTTGGTTTGCAACCTCCAATTCTGTTCTTCGCAATTCGAAATCTCGATCAAACTGAGAAGCGCGTTCTGTTATGTCGCCAGTAAACATGTATTCTGACAGATTCAAATCTCCCAACTTTGTAATCGCATCAGTAAATAATTGGAAGTTTTGACCCTCAACCTCTAACGCCTTTTGATTTATTTCGATATCGACATCTCTGTAATGGCGCATTCGTTCTTTTTCCATTTCAATTACAGCCCTGTCGTACTCACCCGTAGCGCCGGGGGCCAATAACCCCATTCGAGCCATACGTTCATATGCATCGTCTACATCTTGATCAATATTAGCCCGTCGCAATTCTCTCATTTCTCCGGGATCATATCCCATAGAATCTATCATTTCCTGCATAACAGTATCTATTTGGCTTATTGTTTCAGAGAAAGGAGCATCCCTTTGTTCAAAGGCAACATTAACACCATCTCTAATAGCTTGATTAAGTTCCTCTGAATCAAACTCCATATTTAATATATCTTCAAATAAAGTTTCTGGGTCTTCAAAGAAAAAATCAATCGAATCTTGCAACTCATCAATTTGCGATAGAAAATTAACCAGCCCACCAGCTGCATATGCTTCCTCTAGCATTTCATCTTCACTTGCAGTCAATCCAGTTGTCGGATCAATATCTTCGCCATTTCGCGTTTTGACCGTTGCGTCATCTATTGTCACTGCATTGTCAACAACGAGTCCATCGATATATGCGTTTAAGCCAGCGTCATCAGGCCCGACTTCATTCTCCGTCATATAATCATTAACTGTTTTTATCTGATCATCGTTTAATCCCATCCTCTTGTATTCTTTTATATACTCCGAACCTATTGCATCCCATCCCTGCCCCTTGTTTTCAGCTGACGTCTGAGCCATTGCAGTTGCTGGATCTACAACATCGGCATCAGGATCTGAATCTTCTTCATCTGTTATAGTAGTCTTGGGGGTTACAGTGCCATATGGATCGTTTGGATCGTACTCTCCCGGCTCGCCGTCCTCAGTTATAACCTCCTCGTCATCTTTAGGCTGATTAGTCCTTTTCTTTTTCCCAACCTTCTTTTCATGTATGTCGGGGCCCGAAGGCGCGTCCTTATCAAGCTCCCAAGTAGAAGGATCATCTAGGTCGACAATCTCATCCGGCTCATCATCCGGCTCACCTTCGCCAATAACAACCTCCTCCTCCCCAACAACCACTGGACGATCTGCCACGGGCAACAAGCCACTTTGTTGTATCCAAAGATCAAGTTTGCCAAATGGATTGAGTTCATTTTCACTAGCGGCCACCATTTCAGCAACTTGATCTTCCGTTAATCCATAGGCAGTTGCATACTCGGTTACCTTAGTGTCATACCTAGCTCGCTTTTGCTCCTCGGTCTCTATGGCAGCTTCTGGCCCCTCCTGTCCCGCCTTTTCAAGATCAACCCACTGTATTTGTCCTTCACTTGGGCGATAATAACCTTGACCCCCCTCTACCGTGCGATAAATCTTCATCTGATTTCCCGATGCGTCTAATACGGGATTTCCCTGCTGATCCCTTACAATATCATCGAGGGTGTGAGTGCCGCCATACTGATTATCAGGATCATTAGGGTCAGCTTCTTCTGTTATTAATGGGGCATTTTGCGCCAGCCATGTATCCCACGCCTCATTAGCTCTCTTTATGGCTTCAGCTTGGATTTGATCTGGAAGAATAAGATTCCCCTCGGCATCTTGTGACCAATCTGAAGGGTCTCCCAATAAATCAAGGTCATTATAAGCCGCTAAATACACCTCCATTAATTCAGCTGATTGCTCATTAGTCAACGATGGAGTTAAGTAGTTCCGAGGGCTCGCTGAAAATTCTTCCCACTTGGGCAAAAATTCTGTTTTATATTTTTGCGCTCTTAAATTGCCAGTCTTCTGTTCATTGTCCTGAGCAATCCTATAACGATCCTCTTGTGCCCCCACCCATTCCTCTAGTTTTTCAGCATTTACATACTTCTCATGTAGCGGCTCTAGTCCATACCTCTGGCCAGTATGAGTTGTAGCAATCCGATTGAATTCATCCGCGCTTGCCTGATCATCAGTTCCGCCAGCCTTTATGTATCTATCCCACAAACCAGATCTGATCCTATCAAACTCGTCGCCCTCTTCCGTGTAGGCAGATTGTTTATTTTCCTCTTCTTGCGCTGGAGTAACGAAGCCTTCAACTAATTGCGTTACCTTATCAATCTTCCCGGTATCATTCCAAAGATTAATAACCTGTTGTACTTGCTCCTCCGAATACCCAGCATCACGCAAGCCCTCCACATAATCTTCATTTATTGGCTGTATGGCTTGTTCTTCTTCGACATCGATTGGCCTAATGTCTGCCTCGTCTCTGGCCGTACCTTCATCTGCTTCGCTTTGGCGAGCGTTAATTGCATTATTCAGCCATGTACTAGCCTCAGGTATGCCAGTATTTTCAGCAATATAAAGTGCGTTTTGTCGATCTCCATCTGTCAACAATGGATTTTGCAGTGCGCTATTGGAGTTATACCAATCCTGTGCTTTCCTTTTTCTTTTTGTTCTTTCTTCAGTTTTTCTCTTTCGCTCTGCCTCCTGTCTTGCTTCTTCTGCCTCCCTTTCTTCTCGCTCTTCGTCCAATCGCCGAGTCTGTTCCCTAGATCTTTCTATCTCAGTCGTATCTTGGCCAGAAGTTACCCTTGCATAATCAGATTCATCATAAAAGGTACCGTTAGTAGCATTGCTTACGCGAGCTGTGTTATTACCGTTAGCCATATCAATACACCCAATCTATTTTTACTTGCACGGGGTCTTCATACCCCACTTTATTTTTAAAGTCATTTAAGGCATTTCTACTTGACCACACAGCTGCACAATCTTGTGGCTTATGATAGTCCGACTTCTTCATCCCCAAGGCGAGACATCCCTGAAGCTGATTGGTGTAATTCGCAGGATGGATTAAACAAGCGTATCGTTCTCCATCCTGCGCCGTTACACCTACGGTGCCTCCTATGAAAATGTAAGCCGCTCCAAAGTGCGGCGAATCCCACGGCAAAAGGGTATAGGTACCAGTAGGAATACAGCTTTCGAATGGCAGATTGTCTATCCACGGTCTTTCTAAGCCATGCCATTGGTCATCTCCACATAAAACATTGGATTGAACTCCATTTCTTGATGACAAATACCGCTGTATTAATACCTTTTTCATTCAGAACTAGCCTTCGCCGTTGGAACTTCCAAACTTTTTATCTGTGTAATACTTCACAGCATCTACCAACGCTTGCATTACGATAAATACAAGAGTAGGCTGACCTGCTAAGTCAGGTGCACTAGCGGCAACTACGCCTTCGCCTAGTACAGCAGCACCTAATTTCTTACTGACAAGACTTTGTAGCCGTTCCGTTAAAAATGATCCCATTATTCTGTCTCCTCTATAAGTTCTCCATTCGCACTAACCGATGGAGTCATAGATTTGTATGCCTCTATTTTACCCATTATACGCTGAGATATTGGGTCTTCAGACACTAGTTGATTTGCACGTTGCTGTAACTGTTGCTGTAACTGCTCTATGTTCTGGTCTACTTCAACCTGTTCCATGCTCTTCTCCTTTTAGGTTGCCTTCCCGCATTGGCATCTCGCCGCTGTATCCGTTCCCATACCTTGCGGTCGATCTTGCGACGACGCCTGAACTTTCTGCACCAATTCAAGCAGCGCGTCCTTAACGACAGTTGGTACAGCCTCTGTTGTTGTGCATAGCTTTAACGCCTCGTTTAGTGTTTCAGTGTATATCATCTTCCGCCTTCATAAATCCTACGTAGTATAACAATCGCCATTGTTATGCCCCACATTACAGATCCGCTAACTGCTTCGTGTTGCCAAAAACTTTGCCACTGACTGCCTCCGGGCCACCCATGACTTATTTCCCAGATCTGATAGAGTACTACCATTAGCGTACCGGCCGTAGTGGAAGCTATCGTTGTTTGTCTCGACTGTTTTTTAGCTTCTTCTTCCCGAGTGGTAAGTATCTTAACCTGACGAGTGGTTTCCTTAACTTCTTCCCTTGTTTCCTGTAACTCTTTTCGATCCGAACTGCCAACGCTGAACGCTAATTTGCGCTCCTGTTGGCACTCCTTTAATGCCTTCAGGCATCTGATGTACTCCTCTTTAATCTCTCCAAAAGAATTACACGCATCTGGCCGCTTGAACCGTGCCATCTTACATCGAGATCAGGAGTTGCCATATCGTCGCTAAGGCCAATATAGATATCACGCCTCCTGTAATTATTAGTACTCTTTTAAGCATCTGATATGGATGCCAGAAGATTCGTCTTCGTTTTTAAATTCGCATACGCCTGTGCCCATGGATTAGCATTACTTGTTGGATCATAGGTAGCAGAAAACTGATCCATACCTTTGACTCTGACCGATGGCTCCGGTTGGCGTCCATCTGACCCCGCCGCGTTACGGGCCGATTGATTTGTAAAAATGCGGACTTCGTAAATGATCCTATAAGATCCATCTCCCAATTTCCGCACCTTCACACCCGGAATTTTCAGATAGGCACCATTCATAGAAAAGCCTTGATTCGATACTGCTACGTTTGCCGTGATAGCCATTATGTCAACCTCTTAATTGTGGTTTCTGCTTCGGTAAGTCGTCCTTGGAGGGACTCAATTGTTTCACGCATTTCAGCACGATCTTCATATGATTGCCAATGCGCTCCCATAAACAGGCGCTGCATCTGACACGCGTTCACCAGCCCCGTATGACCCTTGGCCTCTTCTTCGGGCGTTACGGCTCCCAACAAACCAGCGGATACGAGATCGTCTTTCTTGTATTTGACCAGATGATCCCATCGGCTGCGCACTAAGGTTTTAGGATCTTTTGTTGTCTCCAGTGACATGCAGCGGATCAACTGGGCATCATCGAAATTATCCATAGACGCTGCTGACCCGTCATAGAAAATGTCACCGTCTTCATCAATGATGAATAGAGTACGGTTACCGCTGCCTACCATCGCTCTCAAAACCCAAATGTTACTATCAGATGTAACGTCTGCATAATTTCCACTCCCATCAGTCTCATATGCCTGAAATTCAATCAGGCCCTCACCACCGGTGCTTTTCGCAGCGACGCCTTGCCCTCCAAACGCCTGAAAAATCATTGAATGTCGTGCATCAACATCCTCCATAAACGAGCGTATTCGCAGACCACCATAATCATCACTTGTCTTTCGGAATTGGGCATACATGTCTGTTTCAGAGTTTTGGGCGGTGAACGCATGAGCTATATCAGTGTCATATAGAGCCAGAGCGTTCTGGTCGTCGCCCGACGTTTTTATAATCAGACCGTGGCCCATCTCGTTGTTGGACGGTATGTTCGACCCTATGTAACAAGTGCCGTCTGCCCCGAAGCGCATTCGTTCAGTGCCAGCAGTTGTCATTCCTATTATGTCGGTGCCGGGGAAATACAACCCTGCATTAAGGTCGCCCGTATTCGTTACACAAGGCGCGGATACCGAGCCATCTGGAAGTATCAGTTGACTATTGTCATAGGTTGCAGTGGACTCCGCTGCCATAGCGTTAGCACCAGTTGCCGTAACTAAGCCATTGTCCGTTGATCCAGATAAAGTTGCGCCAGATGATGGCAATGCCTCCCATGCCGGTGCTGTACCAGCCCCCGTCGAAGTCAGCACCTGACCATCAGATCCATAGTTTGCACCACCTATGCCCAGCTCCCCTTGAGAGGTGATCCTGAACTTTTCAGTGGCCGCTTCAGAATGCCCTGTATAAAAAATCAAATCAGTGGCATTAACACTGGCTGTAAAAGTGTCTTGCGCTATAGCCTTAATAGAGGCGGCAATTGCTCTTGCGTCAGTATCTTGAGCCTCTAGTGGTGCTTGAAATTCAATCTGTCCAAGGACATCATTGGCGCGAACATCCGTCTGGGCTGTAGCAAGTAATAATTTCCCTGAACTTCCAGCTGCATCAGCTGACGGGCCAACCAATCTTAATTGATCGGCACTCTCATCCCACTCCATGTACGCACCAGCAGATTCTCCAAAAAACTTTACATCCTTACCATCATCATCAACGCCTACGGTAACAGTGCCCGTAAAAGTCTTATTTGCAGTAAAGGTCTGGACTACACCAAGATGCGCTGTATCTGAGTCGAGGTAAGCTGAAGCAATAACGTCTCCCTGCCATGCACCAGTGCTAATTGTACCTACTGTGGCAATGTTAGTACCGCCTACACTATGACTGGCGAAATAAGTACTGACCGTATCTACGTTGGTCATCTTCATCGTACCGGCATCATTAATGAGGATGCCATCACCAGAGGCCACCGCATCAGTTCCTCTGGCAGTGCCTCCATCTATTAGATTCAGCTCGGTAGTAGTAACAGTAGCCCCGTCAAGTATTTCTAATTCAGCTTCTCCAATAACAGCAGAGCCAATTGTAAATCCCGATCCTGTAACTACGCCCGTACTTGTAATTGCGCCTGATCCCAAAGTCCCAACGCCAGATATATTATTACTGTCATCAATGAGAACGCTGGACGTTTGTCCCGTCTTACCGCCAGTACCATCAAATCGAACAATGGCATTATCCGTGGAGCTTCCGGGGCCACTAAAATCACCAGAACCTGAAGCTGATGACGCCCCTCCAATATCACTTAAAACTTGAGCACCTGTGCGATAGTCAACATTTCCAGAGCTATCAAGAACTAAGAACTTATCTGTATCTGACCCTGCCGCTGCAACAGTAGACAAATTAAGCGCACCGCCAACTCCTAAGGTTCCATCTAACTGAGATGCCCCAGAATCTACCCATAATGCATAATTAGTGGTGCCACCTTCTGTAGGCGCTCCACCAACCCTCAGGGTAAATGCATTTGTAACTGTTCCAGTTGCTGTCAGATTCGGTTCTTCGATATTTACCGATCCTGCGTAAGCCGTCGTCCCACTCGGAATAGTTTGCGCTCCTCCGGGCTGAACATTTAGAGCATAGGTATTTGTTGTGGCAGTATGCGTTGCCGTAGGAGTGGCAATCTTAACGAACTGGTCATCAACTGCCGCAGCGCCAAAAGAGAAGGTGTCAAGCCCTGCGTCTACCGAGAATCCGTTGGCGATATTGTCAGTTTCAATTCTAAAGTCAAGATCCTGTGAGTCTTCATTAAATACTGTACCTGCACTACCTATACTCAAGACATTACGTGCAGTAGCAGCCACTAGTACTTTTATAAAAAAGTCTGAATCTTCTCCAGTGACAGCAGTATCAGTAAAGACGCATTCTATTTCGCCATAATCAGCTGTATTCCCACCGTCATCATCGCCCCTGAAAATGATCTCTACGCCATCAGCATCTGCTGCATCACCACTGGCAGGATTATGCTGAAATACACCAGCAGTTCTGACACCACCAGCAGCTGCGGATGTATTAGAAAAGCTCTTTAAGCCCGTTACGGCTTGGGCTGTAGACAAACCCATGAGACCATTAGTACTAGTAAGGTCTACATTATCTTCATCTATATTTGAAGCTTCATTTAAAAAGTTGTGAAGACCCTGAAACCTGTTTGCTAATGGTTCAGCATCTATATCGCCACCCGAAGAGGGTAGCGTACTAGGATCGGTATAAGTTGGTGTAGCCATTTGATCGCTCCTTCAAGCTGGTTTAGTTCCCCATGTCAGAGCCTACCCCTCAGCTGGTAGATATTCTACAGAATATCCATGCAAGTTAGCATCGCCATCTCCATACAGGCGCACAGATACATTCTCAGCTGAACGGTTGACAAAAAATCTCGCTTTCCGGTTTGATCCTCCGGGCCATGTAAGTCCCGAGTTGTATAAATTCCCTGCGTTATAAACAGTTCCTCCACCCAATGTTAATGTCTTAGTCCGAGTACTACGCACCCCTTGATCTCTAACAACTTCAAGAGTAGCCGTTGGACTCCCCCCTGTTGCTTTATACCAAACAGTAACATTTTTTATAATCTTAACTCTATTTGGAGCCTGCAAGTCATTGGCTGCAGTTATTATTTCCCAAGAATAATTAGTAGCATCGTCTGTTGTTACACTTGAACCATTACCATCATACAAATATCCTGAAAGGGCACCGCCCATCCAATCTAATTCATTGTTATTTGTATCATATCTATTAACCATATAATTCATCACATCAGACGGCCTATCAAATCCAATGTCGCCCGTTTCCCAATCCCAAATCAAAATTAAATCATGCCCTGCAGAATTGTCAGCAGAAGACAATAGCGTTCTGACCTGATGGTCCTTAACTCTTACAGTTGACACCGCATACTTCAATCTGCTTTTATTTAAACCTTCCCACTCATTCTGTATGTCATCCGTTACCTTTTGAACCTTTAGGTCTGCATCTACTATGTAACAACCATCATCTGCAACGCACCATACAAAATCAGGACGCTTAACAATAGAATTTCTTGCCACTGGTCGAAATCCCAACTTGGGCTCTTCCTGATGGAAGGTTATATATCCTTGTGTAAATTGGAAATAACCGGGATACACTCCATTCCTTTTGAAGATCAGAACACGACCAAAGTTATCAATGCCGCCTACAATTTCTTCCGTGCCTTCATCTATCTCATAGCGATTATCAGTAGGCCAATTACTGATATCCGGTTGGAATGTATTTGTGTCTATATCAGACCAACGAACTCTAGTGGGATACCATGTAGAAGATTCACGAGTATAGAGCGCCACTAATAAGTTCTCATTAACAACAAAATCCTTGCAACGCTCTAAGGTAGATGCCGCCGTAAGTGCCGCTGCATTTGTCGGAGTAGCATAGTCTCCCAGCCATTTCCACGGAGCATCAATACCGTTTGTTTGTACAACCGTATCTAAAATAAAGACGCTACGAACGTAATCGTTACCTCCACCAGTAAGGCTAATACTACCTGTTATGTTTTTGCGAGAAGCACCAGCGGCATCGGCGTAGATTTTATCAGGAGTATTAATGATTTCGTACGTAGCGTCAGGAGTTAAGAACTTTTGCTGGTGAAGTCCCACAACTGGCTCCGAGCTAGTCAACTGTGATGTGCTATACTTTTCGTATCCCCTGCGTCTATCGGTAGTTCCAAACTCTGAAAAGTTAATGTTTGAAACTTTTACACAGACCTCGGGCTCTAAGCGTGGATGTGGATACCTCCAACGAGATCGCTGACCTCTAAACCTAAATATAGGCGACGTTGCTAGGTCTTGGGTTATTTGGGGTTCAACTGCCATTTATGCCTACGTTGGAATATTACGTGGATATGTTGGAGATCCCGGAGTAACATTAACAAAAACATTTGTAACATTCTCAAAAGAGCGAATACGCCCTGCCCTCTTTTGTGTCTTTCCTGCAAACTTTCTCAAGCGCCTATCAAAGCGACGCTGAGAACGATCTGCTGCACTGGTTTTTCCTACTACCGGTAAGATAGAAGCTGCAGCACCTTCAATAATCAAGTCATGATAGTTCTCTGGTATTTCAGGCCAGTCATCATCATTAACTAATGGTGGCTTACGCATGATAGCTCGAACAGTAAGATCACGCTTATCATCAGGAATTGGATGAAACTCCCACCATTGATATGTTGGAGAATCTCCATAAAAAGGTGGCAACTCCATCAACTTCCAGCCGTCAATAGTAAACGCAACGTCATCAGCAGGGGCAGAAGCTACGGCCTCAAAGGTGAATGTTAAATCTGATGCATCATAATCTGTTATGGTTGTGGTCGTTCCACTTAAAGCGCCAGATGTAAAGGTTATCGTCTTACCATTATATGTATCATCTGTCGTTGATAGCCCACTTGTATCGGTCACCAACGTAGTAGTTGTTGAGGCAGTAGTTCCCGTATCTACTGCACATGTCACAGTCGCATCCTTAACAGTTACAGTCCCTGCAAAAGTTTTATTTTGAGAGGTGCTCAAAACAAACCTTTCCATGCCGTTAGCATCAAAAGTAGTTGACGATGTAACGCTTGATGTCCCATCCATTTCCATCGCATCACGAGTCAATACGCCACTGGACATTCCACGAGCCACACAATTAAAGTTAGCCCCATCATCAGCAGTTGATGAAGAAGTTAACTTTAACGCGGAAGAAACGACTGGCTGGCGTTCTACTCCAAAATCGCCCAATGGATAAGCCGAGAATGCTGTTCCCGTGTCTATATTTCCGGGTTCTTCACGATCAAATTGATTAGATGAAATCATTTCAATCTGCCACTTAGCAGTAGCATCATCGAAATTTAGAACGCGCTCTACGTACATGGGCAATCCATACTGTGAACGATTGGCCGCTGTAGTAAGCGTAAACTCTCTACGCTCTATGTCGTTCTCTGTTTCTTCTAATAATTCAAAGTAGACAAGGTTGATAGCCACTTTTACCATATCCTCAAAATCATCGCCAGCTTCTTCCGAAGCCATATCAAGGATATGCTCTCTCAGCTCTTTATAGGTCATTTTTTACTTTCTTCTTTGCCAGCACCGCCGGGCTCAAACTCCACCACCTTACCAGACTCAATGGCTTTATCAAGCTCAGCATCTTCTTCTTCTATTTCTTTCATTTGAGCCTGAGCTTCAATTTGCTCAGGGGTCATATCGGCCACTGCTTCAGAGAAAAACTTAGATGGATCAAAGTCCTTACCAGCCTGCGCTGCAGCCATGCTAGTTTGCATTCCCATCATACGACCAAAGAATTTTTCCATCGTAGCGAACATATTGGTTTCGCCTTCCATCCGCTCTTGATCGGCAGACTGCACTAACTTCTGCCTACGCGATGGACCATCAGTAATTGTCACCTTTTCCAAGCGAAAATCAAAGCGCGTAAATCGTGGATATTCAACGCCTAAAGTCTCTTCTTCTGACTCAGCTTCAGTGTCCGTCATGATACGATTACTACGCATATCAATAGCTATTTCAGCAGCTGGGGTTCCCTTAAAATCCAGAATTATACCATCGTCTTCTGTAATGCCAACCTCTTCTTCGTCATTAATTCGCCCAAGTAATGACAATTTTTCATGAGCTACCGTCTGAATATGCCACTCGCCATGGTGTATTGTATCAGTAACCAATGGATTCTGCGACTCCATTTTACTAAAAATCACCTTGGATTTATCAGATTTACTCAACGGCAATTCAACGCCCGTTGACAAGTGCTCTTTGCCACTATCTAACTTTTTTTGTATAGCAGATGGTATTGTAGGATCAATTATTAACTTGGCCTTGGCCATGACTTCCTCCCTTACGGTTTGATGATGCTAAATCCATTAACATTGACCTGACAATCAGATCCAGATGCTGAAATAACAGCACTACAAGCAGCCCCCGGCGTGATAGGTATCAAGCCCGTCCATGGCTTAAAGGAAATTCCTTCAACTGAAACATCAATTTTAAATTCTGCCATCACTGTACTTCCATCCTTAATTTGCAATGTAGCATCTTGATCGCCATGACCTGAAACGCCAGTAACAAAATGTTGAACATTCGTAGCAGCGGCATGAGTTGCCGTTGCACCCGAATCTGTTCCAGCCGTCGTTTCTGACCATGGAGACATACCTTCTAATAATTGTACATACATTTTGTTACCTCATTTGTATAATTAATGATTTAAACATTTCTAATCCACACCTTGTGACGCCACAACATTAAAAGTCGCCAAAAAAAGGGTGGCTGTTTCGGTGGCCGCGCGTTCCATTGTCGCCATGTATTGCTACCACACTTGGAGCAAATTATCCCTTTTGATAAAGAAAGATCGAATCCCTTAAGGCACGTATTACATTGAAAGATTCGTATATCTATCATACTAAATTAGATGGCTTGCTTAATCGTATGATATTTTCACTTCTTTGATCCGATCCGGCCACATATACCATATGCTTCCCATTGGGATTAATGTCTTCTTTACTCTTTTCCCCATATCGCGCCCAAGCTTCTGTTATAACTGGCGCAAACCCTACATGGTCGGCAAATACATCTGTATCACACCAAACCTCACTGCCCTTTAGCTTGGCCCTATAGCAAAAGTACATATCTTCCGTTCCGGACTTAGGCATAACGAAAAAGGGAGTTCCCGTTCCTCCGGGTCCAGTATGTGCGGCCTCTTCGTCTTCTTCAAAAAGACTACGTTCTTCATTCTTTTTAGTAGAGCCTATATCAAAAGAAGCTGTCATGCCTTTTTTGTGAAACACATCTACATTAATCAACATACAGTGCGTCCCACCTCCATCTACTTCAACAAGTCCTTTGTTTAAATCGTCAAATGTTAAATTTCTATATGTGCCATGATCGCGCCAATTTTCAGCTTTTAAAACCCCAATCGCATGTGGGTATCTACGCATTGGATAAGGGGCTATCACAATGTCCTTATCATGCTTTAAAAACCTAGGTAAAATTTCTGGAGGAACGACAGCATCGTCATCAACAAAAAAGAGATGCGTAAACCCTCCATCTGCTGCCACTTGGCATAATTGCGTTCTTGCGAACTGCACAAACGTGCGTCCAATTATTGTCCAATTGAAATTAATTTCCCACTCTGTCCACTTCGACACACATTCAATGTGATTTGTATGAACTGGAGCTTCAAATGCATTAGTGTAGTTAGGCGTTGCTACTAATACTTTTGCCTCGCCAAATCCATCATATTTTTCAAAATCTTCCATTTCTCTCCTCTTTCCCTTTCCGATTACAAAATTTATAAAAGCAGGGTAGAATCATTGCGCTAATTCTACCCTGCTTCAAATCTACATCATTCGTAATTGAACTGTATGATTTGTGGCATTTACTGCCTCAAGAACAGTCCCAATCACTCCTAATCCACCGCCATAATGAGCATCCGTTGTCATTAAAGCAGTAGTAGCTACATGGGTTCCAATTGAAGCACTATCATGAGTAGTAGCTGCTGCTGGCAATCCAGCTGTAATAGTAGTCACCACTCTAACATTGGCTGGTCCATATATCTGTAATCTTCCAACGTCACTTGTAGAAAGAGTGGAATCACAAATTCCAGCAAGTGGCTTGGATGGCGCTAATGTCAAATTAGCCGTTACACTAGATCCCGACACCACATAACCCTGATCAGCATCGGTCGTAGTAACGTCAAATTCGGCAATATTGCCCGGAAGTAACTCTTGATCGCCGCCCTCTTGCACGACGACAAAGACTTTCTCGGCTTGTCCCCGAGATACGTTTGCGAATTGCATTTATCTTCTCTCTTTCTTCAGTCTATATGCAATTAAAGAACGCCAATCATACCGGCTTCAAAAGTCCAAGTATGAGCAGCCGTTGCTTCGATTGAAACACTTCCATTAGTTTCCGCGTCAGCTACACTGTAATTTAACTGTATAGCTGGCAATGCAGCGTCTTCTAAATCATCCCCCGCTGAATTGTCGGCCACCATAGTATTGAAATACAATAGATATGAAGTCGTTGGCCCAATAGCAAAATCTCTATCATCTCCATCAACCTCTACGGTACCTCTTACCACAGTGTAATCACCACTGGAATGAGTTCCACTAATTGTAACATCTCCTGCTGCCATATTAAGCCTCCTTTGGTATCAAGTAATACCGTCAAGAACGCCATGCTTACGGCGATTATTAGTGGCCATGTTTAGCTGCACTAATACCTGAGTCGTCAAAGCATCCTGATCAATCGGCTTCTGAAAGCCTTCTTCGCTCATCGCAAAGTTAGCAGCAGAATGGATGAACAGCATGATATGAGGAGAACTCAACACATAAGCCCTGCCAGAAGTGCAATAATCATCCCAAATTAACTTGGCACCCTTGAACATCACGGTGTCAACTCCAAGATCTGCACCACCAGAAGGATTAGGTTGATAGCGAATACGCGGCGTAACCAATGCTTCAGCAGACTCATGGACAGTCCGAGTTGTTACAACAAAGTCAGGCTTACCAGCGGCACCTTCCCGACCCTGCGAACACTGATTCATGATTGAGCGCAAGTTCGGAATCAGGTTCACGGCAGCTGCGCCAACAGAAGTAACGGCTTTATTACGCCATGAAGTATTAGTAGCTGGATTAATGCTGGCAAAAGATGTCGTCGCTGGAGTGGTATCAGTGACAGCCGAAAGGCCCGTCAACTGCTTGCTGGAAGAACCAGTACCATCAGAGAAGATGCCCGTTGCAACATTGTCAGCTAATGAATTATTAGCATTGCGAATCTTTTCTTTCATGAGATCAGCAATCTTTGCTGTACCGCTATTCTGGCGTAATTCATTACCAGAAATTGACACTGAAACCGCACCCTGCTTCCAATTAAAGAAAGCAGTTGTCAGTCCAGCCTGTGGCGTAACGTCAAGAATTTCGTAATCAGAATACCACTTAAATGTATTATTCTTTCCCGTCATAATAGGGATACGAATTCTCTCGCCACCATCTACGACCTTAATACGACCTCCACCCCTAAACCAATCAAGGGTTGGAGTAGCGTCGTATACATTGTCTTGAATCGCCCCTGAACTCAAAATCTTATCCAGAGTTGTAGACAATAAAGGGCCGTAGGTACGAGATAGGGTACTAGCCCCTACGGTTGATTGTACCATTGCTCAGTCCTTATCAAGAAGAGAGCGCATCAAGCAAGGCTCGATCTGTCACATCTTCCAATGTGTCCCCACGCTCTCGGTTATAATTAAGATTTGATCGAGTAGAATTAGGAGCAGACCTTGAAACAGTATTGCCACTAACGCCCCGAGCTATACGCTGTCGGTTGAAATTTGCCCTTGAAACTGGTCCGCCAGTACGGCTTCTCAGAATCGCATACAAATCCGTTGGTGTAATACCTGTATCATCAGAGGTGATTCGCTCCAATACGGCACGAGCCTCCTCTTTTACGTCTGGATTCCATATAAATCGACCATCTTCCATGGTGCCGAAATCATCCCCATATAAGTCAATGCCTTCTTCTATTGACTTTGAGGTAAACTCATCAGAAAGCTTATCAGACTCAGCTGCGTCTACATCATCCTGCCGGATGAATCCATTGACGTCAACAAAAGCTTCCAACATTGCCTTCTGCTCCGGCCTCAATCTGTCTACCAAGGCTTGCTTACGAGTCATCTCAGTCTCATCTTGGTTGGGCTCTTCTGGCGTCCCTTCCGAACCGCCTAAATGAGTTTCAATGGCCTCGAGTCGCGCTTGCGTATCTGAATTTCTTTGCCCCAAATCAGTTACGCTCCTTTGTAGATCACGAAATGTAGCCGCACCTCCCGGAAGACTGTCGGCATTTTCTTCCAAAAAGCGGAGTACTTGATCTCGACCTGCCGGTTTCTCCCCAGATCTGCCAGCCGGATTTCCAGAAGAAGCGGCATTGTGGCGGTTTGGGTCGGCGTCGCGGATGGACTCAGCACCCGACGCTCCAGCCATAGATTGCATAGCACTCAAAGAAGCTTGGGCGTCCATTTGTCGAAGTTGATCGTAAGCCGATTCTTCAGCATCAGACGAATCCATTCTTTGGACTTGCTCTTGGTCAGTAGCGGTATTCATTCTATATCTCCTTTTTATTCAGACTCTGGCAGCGCCTTAATACGCTTAGTTCGAGTCTTAGTTTCCCCTTTCCGAGCGGCTTTACTCGGATTCGACAATGTGTCGAGCGAGCTTACCTGTTCATTTGATCCCTCAAATGAAACATTCCATTTATTGGCAACTTTATGATTATAATCTTGCTCCCGTTGTATATCAGACAGCTTTCGTCCTGTTTCTTTTTGAACGTCAATTACTGTAGCGTTCGGAGACAATTCAGCATTTCTTCCTCCGTGGACAGCATCGCCAGCTTCTTGGACGTTCAATGCATTCATTATCTCTTTCTTTTCACGGCGACCATGAATATCACAATCCAAAGAAGGGTCATAATAGGCTTCAAATGAATGAATCGCCTGACTTGTGGGGAATAGACGCTGCATCCTCACTCCCTCATGTCCTTCGCCACAATAGATATAAGTCGTATTACGCTTATCAGATTCCACAAATACATCTTCTTCCATACGTCCACAATCTGGACATTCAAAGTCGTACAACGCCGGCATTAATAGCCCCCACCCATAGCGCGTTGCGTAGCACCTGAAACCTGCGCCGTATTCTTTGGTTTACGCTTGGGATTTTTAGTTGTCGTGTTAGGCTGCATTTGTCCCGGCAACTGCTGCGGAGGTCCGCCCGGAGCAGGTGGCGACTGGGGAGCGCTCGAAGGTTGTGGCGGTGCCGCCACTGGCGTTGTAGATGCTGCGGCTGACATTGGAGCCGATGGCAACATTTGATCACCACCCTGTGGTCCACCCTGTGGTCCACCTTGTGGTGCAGAAGTGGGCTGTACTCGCCCCGGAGCAGGTGCAGCGCCTGACGCCCTAGGAGAAGATAGCTGTGGCGCTTTTTGCCGTTGCGTCCCTCTTTGCCCCTGTGCCGCCCCTCCTCCTGCAGCCTTATTGTATTGATTTGTCGTTTTTTGGACTTGGCCCATAATAGACCTAGCAGCCGCTCCGCGTTCACCAGAGCCATGCATTTGGTTTAACTGCCGCTGCAATGAAACTCGTTTCTTTCTCAAAGAAGCAAGTTCTGCAACTCTATTGTCGCCCGATCTGCCAGCTCCTTGCATTGGAGCAGAGGGTATAGAAGTTGCAGCTGCGCCCTGACCTCCTGTGCCATTTCTAGTACGAAGTGGAACGGTACCATTTCCCGCAGGAGAACCCCCAGTAGGAGCTGCCGATGGAGCAGGGCCTGCCGGTTGCCTAACGGGTGGGGCTGGTTGCCTATTCCCATTGCCTCCTGCAGGATTATTCATCCTCTTCTGTGCCCTGACCTTTGAAGCCTGAGCTTCGCCTTCTGGCGTGTATGGAAACTTCTGTCCATTTACTGTTGGCATTATTATTCTCCTAAAATCCCAATCGGCTTCTTAAGCGTTGTATTAATCCTTGATCTGGTCCTTGCTGTGGTCCTTGCACTTCTGCTAAGCGATCTCTGTTTGCCGCTCTTCCCCTTAATGTTGGATAAGGGGACTGATATGGCTCTCGAGGTTTATACTCAAACCCCTCTGTAGGAGCATTATACTTCTTATGAACTTCTCGCCTCTTTTTATGACTTAGATTTGTCCTTTTTTTCATCTTATGTGCAGCTATTTGACTTCTAGTTTCCGAAGGCCCAATTGATCGACGCGTCTTCTCTCTCAATTTATTTACATCTGAAGTCTGCCTTTGTTTACGAAATTCTGCTTCTCGATCTTTCCAATACTGCCCTCTATCTTGCAGCTTCTTTTCGCCTTCTCTCTTCTCGGCAAACGCTGCCTGCTTAATCTGAGACTCTCGAGCGGCTTCGCGAACTGGCGCATCTTGATCCATAGCGAATTCTAAGCTTTCAGCGCTACCCTTTTTTGCTGCTGCCGACGTAGCAGCTATATTTTCTTTCGTAAGCCTAGCTTTCTCCTTGTATTGTGCATGTTTCTTTTTTCGTCCCTCTGCCAGTTTTTCTTGATTTTTCCAAAAAGCCTCTTCGCGCTCAGCGTCCCCTTTTTGACTCTGAGCCAATTCTAGGCTTTTAGCACCGCCCTCCGCGACCATTGCGTCCTTTTCTGCTATCCTCTCCCTCGTACTGGGAGGAGGCTTAAACGACTCTCCCTCCCACTTCGTACCTGCCGTCGTGCTACCTTCTTCTACCCACTCAGTGCCTTTTGGAATCTCTATATCTTCTACGGGCGCATCTTTAAGTCCATCATAAAGAAGCTTGGCACCATAAGCAGTAATGCCAGCAGTCATAAGATCGCCTAAGGCATCATCTTCTTCTTTGTATCCACCCTGTTGAATCTTTTTTTCAATTGCCGCAACGGACTTACGCTTCGCTCTTCGTCCCATTAGAATTCCTCCTGAGCACTTGTCATATCACTCAATTCTTTTTCTAAATGCCGCCTCCTTTGATCCTTCCTCAAAGTACGAGCTTCTTTAAGCAAGGCTGGCATTTCTGGATCATCTGGCTCCATTCGAGACAGCTTACGCTCAACAATCTCCAATCTTACGGAAGCATCATCGTCGTCGTACATAGAGCCCATCGTGGCTCCACTAACTACAATCCCAGTCATATTACTGCCCCTCTCTTATAGTTCGGGCAGCACTGCCATTTTGCCCGACTGGAGTAGGAGGTGATGCATTAAATTGCTCTGACATTGCTGGGCCCTGTTCTCGGCCCTGATTAGCAGCTTGAGCTGCTGCCATAGTTTCTGGTGTCATTTGCTGACCAGACAATTGAGCAATGGCCTCTTCTGGTAAGATAGCATCTTGCTGCATAGCTTGCTCTAACATTGGCAGGATTGTTTCAGGATCTTGAATTGCATATCCTCTTGTTAATAGGAGTTCTGTAATTCGAGCCAAATTAGGCACTTGCTTATAGATCATCTGGAATACCTGCACTTGACCAGATAAGAGATTCAATAGATCCAGCCACTGTTTGCGCTCCAGCATCATAGCCGTAGAAGAAGAAGTAATATCTATCTCGAAAGCATACTGACCTCGTGATATATCCTCATCAACTTGTATAAATGTTTCCGCTCGTGGATCAATAAGAAATACACGCTCTGGACGAAATTCTGTAGTTAGATTCCAAAACTTCTGGGCCTTACGAACTTGGAACTTGTTAAATAGATCTGCTCGTTCATCTTCTCTGGCTGAGACTCTACGATCAATAATATTAGCTTCTGTTGCAGAATCAGGATCGGGCATACGACCCGGCTGTGGCGTACCAGCCGTTCTGTCCAACAGGCCAATAACCATATCTAATAGATTGTTCTTTTCCGCTTGTCCCTGCCCAAATTGTATGGGCATAACAGCACGGCCTCCTGAATCAGCCAACCCCTCTACAGGAAAAGCAGTAAGATCAGGAGCATGTAGAACGCTTTCAATTTCATCCTCCTCAATTAAATCAGGATCGTATAGAAAGAGATTCTTCTGTTTACGAGCTGTATTAGCAAAAGCATCCAGCATTTCATGTGCTAATGACTGAATAGAATCTGCTCCAGCCATAGTTAATGGGGCATGATTAAACCACGTTTGAATACCACGCTCAAAATTGAGGATCTCTACGGGATAATCTTCAATCGTTTCATATGGCCATTCTTCGTCATCTCGTAAGAACTTTTTATTGCTGGGCACTACATTCAGCAATAAATTGCGCCTTTGGCCTATATCTACAGGGAAATTCCTAGCCCATATCTCCCACCCCACTACCAGTCCAAAATCGTCCTTAAGGTCTACGTTCTTGGACTCAGGCGCACCATCAATGCGCTCTGTTGGCTCCAATCCCTCACTATTCAGGGTTTGATCCATCAGCATCTCGTCAATAGGCTTCTTATATCGAAAAGCCACCCAACGAGCATCGGTTATTCCATTTTGTGCCAATGGATCAATAAGAACCGATCCCGGCTCCCATCGCTGTCCAAATGGAGCTTCCCACTTAATTGAAGTATCACGATCAGGATCGCCACGATTCGATTGACGATTATGCTCTTCAATGTGATCTTCAAGTAAAACTTGTATAGTGCGATGCAGTTCAGGAGTCTGTAGTAAATTAGTATGTGCTTCTATATGCTGATCGTGCAACTGGTCAGGCATGACTCTTGTGGGCTGACCCATCCGTAAAAAGTCATTTTCTGTAATAGCATCATCTATAACATTTTGCGGATCAAAGTTAACCATTCGCTCCACTAACCCGTCTATATCCGTCATCCAGCCAACTTTGGCTGCGCCAAACGGAGATAAAAAGGCGTCAAGCAAAACACGCCTATCTTGTTCCAGTTGATTTGTTTCTCGATACCAATAGTCAGAAATACGTGCTACAGACGTTTCTGCTCCAACTCCCTCTTTATTAAAGGGTAGTACTCTGAATTTAGGATCATGAGCAGCTATATTGGCCACAGACTGAGAAACCCAGCCGTAGACAATATTGGCCTTAACCCTGTGGCCCGGATCAATGCCCCGACCAACTTCAGCTTCTTTCATTGATTCACGCAAAGAAGCCGCATCCATATTGTACTGCTTTATTAGAATATTAGCAGCATCGAAATACGGCTTATAGTACCGAATAGCATACTCTATCTGTCGATTCCAGTATCCTATTCGATCCTCAACGCGATTCCTTCCCGGATAAGACAGGCTCATCTAAGGCTTGCCCTTGTAAATCGCGTAGATCTTCCTCCCGTACCTCGATCATGGGCACCTTTTTGCCTTTTAAGCTGCCGCATCGCAGACTTACGATCTGCATGACCCTTCCTAGTACTTCCTCTATGCGCGTATTCGGGCCGTTCTCCTCGAAATGCCATTTTTTAACCCCCTGTAGTAGCCTTCGTTTTTTTAGATGCCTTGGCTGCTTTACGTCTTACGCGTTCCGGCAATTGATTACCCATATCCTTTTCGGTTAACTGCTTTGCCGTTTCCTCCGTAATATCATGCTTCCTGCGGAGCTTGGGATCTTTAAGCGCAGCATAAAACAATCGCTGCTGGGCCTTTGACTTAAACGGCATTACTTATCCTTACTGGACGGTAGGCTCAGGATGGGTAGAACCCACCGCCCGTAACCGGAAAGGAGGAAAAGCAACTGTGCGGTTGACACAGTCCTAACTCCAAAATATCATAATTCATCTGTTTGTGCTTCATCAAAAGGGTTATGCTCTCCCATTATAGGAGCCCCCTTAGCAGGATGAAATCCCTTAACCCGCCTTTTGTGTCGTGCCATTAAGTCTTTAAAGCTATATCCAGCTTTTATTACGGGTTTTGGTCCCTTGGGACGCCTACGTCCGGGCCTAAGCTGTCCTAAACCACGGCCAAGTAGCGTAAAAACATCTACTTGATCGTCATGAGCGCCAGCGGGAAATCGAGTCAATTCATAGAGCAAATCCTTGGTCCACGACTTATCTGACGGCAAATGCACCATACCCTGCTGGGCTCGGCCCTGAATAGACAAAGCTCGCTCTTCTTTGCGCCGTGACATATTAAAGGATTCGCGAGGGCAAAATACATCTCTCTCGCGCATCCTCTTGCGGATAAGAGGGTCGGCCATGTTTAAAATGGCTCCTTTCTCCTCAAACCACTTGGCTATATCCCACTTTTCAATCAAATCCAGCTGCGCTTCAATCCAGTCAAACGATTTAGCTCTGGCTCTGTACCAGTCAACGACATAGATATTGGCATGGGCGTCCAGCCCAAATACGCCATGTACCGTCCAATCCCGTGAAGAATCGTCTGTAGCATAATCAGATGCTCCATAAAATCGCATCATCTTGGGATCTGGCAAGGTGGTATACGATTGGAACCAATCAGCATGAAAATAG